TGATGAAGCAGAAGCATCCTATAAATTAAAATATGCTTTGGGTGCACAACGCGCATTGCAATTTGGTGGCGATCAGTTAATGAAACATCAAATGAGAATGTATAATTGTACTTCTACATATGCCGATCGCCCACGCTTCTTCTCAGAACTATTTTATGTTCTACTATGTGGCGCTGGTGCTGGATTCTCAGTACAATATCATCATGTTGATAAACTACCAGATATTCAAGAACGTAAGAAGCAGGCTAAAGGATGGGTCGTTGAAGACTCAGTAGAGGGATGGGCCGATGCTCTTGGAGCTCTATTGTCATCTTACTTTGTGGGCGGTGGTCAGTTCCCAGAAATGGAAGGTCGTAAAGTCTACTTCGACCTAAATAATGTACGTCCCAAAGGTGCTATGATTAGTGGTGGATTCAAAGCACCTGGACCAGAACCACTACGGAAAGCGTTAGATAAAATTGAACATCTCATTCAGTCTCGAGTCCTTAGTGGGCACAATCGTCTTCGACCTATTGATGTATATGATATTGCCATGCATGCTGCTGATGCTGTGCTTGCTGGTGGTGTTCGTCGTTCTGCAACTATCTGTCTCTTCAGTGCTGAAGATGAAGAAATGGTCTCAGCCAAAACAGGAAATTGGTTCATTGATAATCCTCAGCGCGGCCGTAGCAATAACTCTGCTGTCATTGTTCGTTCCGAGATTACTAGAGAGCAATTCAAGTCAATTATGGGGTCCATCAAAGAGTTCGGTGAGCCCGGATTTTACTTCGTCGAAGATAGAGATTTCACCACTAACCCCTGTGTCGAAATAGGAATGTACCCACAGATTGATGGTAAGTCTGGGTGGCAGGGATGTAACCTAACAGAAATTAATGGAGGTAAATGTACATCATCAGCCGAATTCTATAAAGCATGTAGAGCAGCTGCTATTCTTGGAACATTACAAGCAGGTTATACAAGCTTTAAGTATTTGGATAAAACAACCAAAGATATCTTCGAAAGAGAAGCATTGTTGGGTGTATCTATCACGGGATGGATGAATAACCCGAGTATTCTTTTCGATGAAGAGTTTCAAACAAAAGGAGCTGAAATTGTTAAACAAGTTAATAAAACCGTTGCAGAGCTTATCGGAATTAATGCGGCAGCAAGAACAACGTGTGTTAAGCCTAGTGGAAACGCTTCCGTTCTACTCCAAACGGCGAGCGGTATACATGCTGAGCATTCTCCTCGTTATATCCGTCATATACAACTAAACAAGGATACAGAGGTAGCTCAACTACTTGCTGAATCAAATCCATATATGGTTGAAGAGTCTGTGTGGTCATCTAACAATACAGACTACTGTGTCGGCTTTCCTATTATCTCACCAGAAGGTTCTCTATTCCGTGAAGAACTATATGGCACAGCACTATTGGAGAAAGTAAGACTAGTACAACAGAATTGGGTTGAGGCAGGTACAAACAAAGAATTATGTGCGGATTCTAGGGTCCGCCATAATGTATCCAATACTGTAACTGTAATGCCACACATGTGGTCTCAAGTGGAGGATTATGTATATGACAATCGCGATTCTTTTGCAGGTATATCGTTCTTGGCGGGCTCGGGTGACAAAGACTTTGCACAAGCGCCAATGACCGAAGTATTAACAGAAGACCAAATAGTTGAAAAATATGGTAAGGCGGCATTGTTTGCTTCTGGCCTTATTGTAGACACCCGCAAACAAGGATTTAGAGATCTATGGGACGCAACCATGCAAGCTCAAATGCCAGAGGAATATCGTGGCGAGATCTCAGATCTAAACAAAGAATGGATTCGTAGATTCAAAAAATTTGCCGATAACTACTTTGAAGGTGATCTTAAAGAAACAGAGTATTGCCTTAAAGATGTATTCCTATTACATAAGTGGACTAAGATTCAACAAAACATTAGTCCTGTAGATTTTAAGACACAGCTTTCACAAAAGCGATTTACCGATATAGATACTATGGGTGCGATCGCATGTCAGGGCGGTGCATGCGAAATCACATTCTAGGAGAGCAGATGGAAAAAGAATATTGGGTAGAATGTCATGCCTGTGATGTAGAGACTCAGGTATTAGTAGTCGACGAAGATGAAATACCACAATATTGTCCTATGTGTGGATTTTCTGTTGAATACGAAGAATTAGAAGAGTAGTATAAATAGTCCTGTAGAAATGCAGGACTATTTTTTTATGTGGCTATACAATGATAAAGAGTTTGATGAGACGCCTGAAGAGTATCAGGGCTTTGTCTATATCATAACAGATCTTACAAATAATAAAAAATACTTAGGTAAGAAATTCTTTTGGAAACCCAAGACACTTCCCAAAACAAAAACTCGTAAGAGACGCGTTAAAACGCGCGTAGAAAGCGATTGGCGTACCTACTATGGTAGCAGTAAGGAAGTACAAGAACTAGTAGAAAATAACGGCGTAGAGAGCTTTAAAAGAGAGATTCTAAGGTTATGTAAGACCAAAGGTGAATGCTCATACTTTGAGGCTAAATACCAATTTGACTTGGACGTATTACTTCGCGATGATTTTTATAATGGAATTATAAGTTGTAGAATTCATAAAAATCACGTAAAGGAAATAAAAAATGAATACGAACGAGTATGACGTAGTTCTATTAAAATGTGTAGATGGCGATACTGTAGACGTTGATATTAACTTGGGCTTTGGTGTTTGGTTAAAAGATGAACGTGTACGTATCATGGGCATTGATACACCCGAGAGCAGAACAAGTGATAAAGTAGAAAAGTTATTTGGCACAGCTGCTAAGAATAGACTAAAAGAATTATTAAGTGAGGGTGGCAAACTTATTACCACTGAAGACAAAGATGGTGAAGACATGAAGGGTAAGTTCGGCCGAGTATTGGGAGATTTCTGGGTTGAACGTTATGAAGGTAAACGTGAGAAGGTTACAGACATCATGATTGAAGAAGGCCATGCCGTAGCCTACTTTGGCGGTTCAAAGGAAGAGATCCAAATGAAGCATATGGCCAACAGAGAAAAACTGCTTAGAGAAGGTATTGTAGATAAAGCAGATTATGATAAATTAATGGGTTGACCTTTAAGGCGAACCGGTATATAATAAATTAACATTTGTTGCACCCAGGGAGATATGGGATGATTTTGATTGATTATAATGGTATCGCGGTTTCTAATGTAGTAACACAGAGGCTCGATATTGATGAAAATTTAGTGCGCCATATGATTCTTAATAGTATTCGTATGTATCGTTCTAAGTATAAAAATAAGTATGGTGAGGTTGTCATCTGTTGTGATGGTTTCCAGAACTGGCGCAAAGACTATTATCCACAATATAAGTATAAGCGCAAAGCAGACCGTAAGAAATCCAATATTGATTGGAAAGAGTTGTTTCGTATTACCAATATGGTTCTTGAAGAAATAAAAGAAAATTTTCCATATAAGGTAGTAGAGCATGATAGATGTGAAGCAGATGATATCATTGCTGCTATTGTAGAAGATACTCAAGAGTTTGGTAAGTATGAACCAGTGATGATTATATCTTCGGACAAAGATTTTGCTCAGCTGCAAAAGTATGATAATGTATCTCAGTATTCTCCTATCACAAAGAAAATGATTAAGGAAACACATCCACGCAAACAATTAATGGAATTGATTCTTAAAGGTGATCAGGCGGATGGTATTCCTAATGTATTATCTAATGATGATGTATTTGTGGAAGGCATTCGTCAAACACCTCTTCGTAAGAAAGTTATGGAAGACATAATTGATAAATTATCAACCACCTACAAAGAGCCGTATGGTAAAGATGAAGAGTGGATGCGTAATTATATTCGTAATAAAACATTGATTGATCTTTCAGAAACACCGAAAGACATCAAAACAGAAATTATATATAATTATGATAACCAAGATAAATGGTCTAACAAAGGTAAAGTATTTCCCTACCTAATTGAAAAACAGTGTCGTCTACTAATGGATGACCTACAGGATTTTATTTGAGATGGTAAACAAAACTACATATTATACATTTGAAATTTTAGAAAAGATTTCTACGGCTAAAACAAAAGCCCAAAAAATTAAACTTCTCCAGGAACAAAATGATAACTGGGCTCTAAAGGATCTTCTTAGAGGTACCTTTGATGATGCAGTTCAATGGCTATTACCTCAGGGTAAAGTTCCATATGAACCAGCAACTCCAGAATCACATCCTTCAAACTGGACACAGCATAATAAAAAACTAGCTTATTTTGTTAAGGGCGGTCAAGGTGAACGTATGAGCGTCGTTAAACGAGAAAAGATGTTTTTAGATATTCTCGAGACAGTGCACCCTCGAGATGCAGAACTTCTTGCTGGAATGATCAACAAGAAACTGCCAATTAAAGGTGTCACAAAAAAACTAGTACAGGAGGCTTATCCCGGTTTAATTTTACGTTAACAAATAAGGAGTACTTATGAGTAGAATACAACTAGATAGATTAAGAAACGATTTACTTGAACTTACCAGTTATATGGAAAAAGTCAAACAAAGAGGTAATAAGGATCTTTTATCTAAGTTGAAACGTAAACATGATTTTTTAAAGTCTAAATTGGAAACCACTTAACTAGGAGGAGGGACTGGTGCCAAGCCAGTCCCTTAACACAAATGCCATCATACACAATGATAGATATAGAAACAAACGAAGAACATGAAATGGTTCTGTCTTTGGCAGAGCGAGAAGAATTATTGGCTACAGGAAAGTATAAACAAAAACTTTCTACTGCCAAGTTTGTATCTGATACTACATCTACTCTTCGTAGAGCTGGATCAGAATGGAATAATATGTTAGGTAGAATTAAAAAGAACAATCCTGGAAGCACGATTAATAATTAAATGAAAAGAGTCAAGACTCAGAATAATTCCATGACGGTCAAATTGGATGATCTTCTTCAGTTTGACCCATTAACCAAAAATCAGGAAATTGCTTATAAAGCTTGGGATGAGGGAGACAATTTAGTATTAGCTGGAACTGCGGGTACTGGTAAAACATTTATGGCGTTATATCTTGCATTAGAGGATATGCTTGATAAAGAAACCGAGTGGGATCAGGTTGTCATAATTCGATCAATGGTACCCACAAGAGATATGGGATTTCTGCCAGGAGCCAAAGAAGATAAAGAAGAAGCCTTCACTACACCCTATAGAGCTATCTGTGCTGAATTGTTTGGTGATAAATCATCATATAACAAATTGGTTACATCAAAACAAATAATGTTTGAATCTACATCATTTATTCGCGGGACAACATTTGATAATTCTATTATAATTGTAGATGAAATGCAGAACCTTAATTTTCATGAATTAGATTCTGTAATCACAAGAGTCGGAAGACACTCTAAAATAATTTTTTGCGGTGACTATAAACAAAGTGATTTTAAGTATGATGATGACAAAAACGGTATTATGAAATTTATGCAAATTGTTGAACAATTGAGAAATTTTACAGTCATTAATTTTGGATGGGAAGACATCGTAAGGTCAGACTTTGTAAGAGATTATATTATGACAAAAGAAATGTTAGGCTACTAAGAGGAGAACATGGCTAAGTATTCAAGATTCGATCCACGCAATAAGAAACGTGGCAAGCATAAATCACAATCGGAAAATAAAGACCTACGAATTCGAGAAGTGATAGACCGAGAAGAAAAACAATTGTTAAGTGAAGTAATATATGATGATGAACATGACTATGATGAATACGAACCCCGATCATTGCACGGATAGTATATTTACAATATTGAATTTGAGATCTCAATGGGAGGAAATCACTCTCGGTAATAGATCTACATATAAATTAATTAATGAAGATAGTACTATTGATACCTTAAAATGGTTTGTCAATAGTGGATCTAAATCTAACCGCTTTCGTAAAAACTTTAAACAGGCATTATCATTGGCTAATGATATAGTTAATTATTATGAAAACTCTAATTTATCAGGTATATGTCGGTAAGCGATCAGCTGTTCACGATCTATGTGTTAATTCTGTTAAAGACTATTCAGAATGTATAGGTTCAGATTACATTTGCCAAACACAGCCGTTACTACGCATAAAACCAAATCCATTCACATCAAATAGATCTGAGAACTCATGGAAACAACATGGTGGGTTTTTGCCTATCTATGAGAAAGAAAATGTATTTAATTACATCTACGATTATGATAGGGTTTGTGTAATTGACAATGACATATGGATTAGACCCGGCACTCCTAATATTTTTAATGAAATAAAAGACGAAGATATTGCGGCTCAGTTTGAAAGAGAACTACCTGCAGATCCATCCTATCGTAAAAGAATAAAGTTATATTCCGAACAGCAGTTGGAACCCCTCAAACAATACGATTGGGATTGGAATGAGAATGGTGGTAATTTCTTTAACTCTGGTGTCGTAATATATAATTCATCAATAAAGGATATTCTCAAGGGCCAGAAAGCAAAAGAGTTTATGGAGAGAGTTGACTTTCAGGACTTTATTGATGGTAAGGGTTTTTGGAAATGGCAGACAGATCAAATCATGTTGAACTATTGGGCCAAGAAAGAAAACCTTAAAGTAAAACATCTTGATTGGAAATGGAATGCTCTATATAATCCATTCTTTGGTGGTGTAGATAAAGACAGAGTCAAAGAAGCCCATTTCGTCCATTTCTTTCAATCTGGTAGATTAGCACAATATGCAAGAGATACTAAAGATCTTTTAGAGTTAGTAAAATGAAAACCTTAATATATCAAGTATACGTTGGCAAACGTAGTAAACTTTATGACTTTTGCACAGAGTCAGTAAAGGCTTATGCTAAACGTATAGGCGCTGATTATCAGGTACAACGGCAACCCATACTTATGATTAAACCCGATCCCTTTATGACCAATCGTAAGGGTAAAACTGGTGGTTGGGAAAAGCTGGGTTATCTTCCAATCTTTGAAAAAGAAAATGCATTTACGTTTTTAAAGACTTATGATAGTATAGCAATTATTGATAGTGACATTTATATTAGAAATAATATGAATGAATCTATCTTTGATCAAATTGGATCAAATGACTTTGCAGGTGTACTAGAAAGAGATTTACCCATTACAAAAGAACATAAGAATAAAATTGTAAATTATTCTCGTATGCAATATCAATCTATCCGTAATGTTAATTGGCAATGGAATGATCGTGGGGCCGCCTTCTATAATATGGGTATGATGGTTATTAACAAATCAATCACTAAATATTTGAATGGTGAAACACCTCAACAATTTTTACGTAGACCAAACTTTAAACCCTTTATTGATGGTGTAGGTCCATGGCAATGGTCTACAGATCAGACTTTACTTAATGTCTGGGTAAAGGAATCCGGAATGAAAACCAAGAACCTAGACTGGACCTGGAATGCTCTTTATACTGCAATTGACGATTCAAGATTATCAGAAGCAAAGTTCATTCATTTTTATTTAAAAGACAAACTACCTGCCAATGGTGAGAATGTCGAACAACTTAGAGGTATTATAAATGATTAAACCTGACCTTACGGCATCAGCAACTAATCTTGAAGAATTTTATGAACAGATCACTGCAGCACAACAGGGATCTCATGGTAAAGAATATACAGAACATCATAAGTCACTTATAGCATGTGCTAATGATCCAGATGTAAATGTTATTAAAGAATTAGGTGTTTGTCAGGGAGCCACCTTTGCGGCACTTATGATGACAAAGCCAAAGAAGCTTATTGGTTATGATATTGCTTCTAGATATATTGATCCCTACAAACATCTATTTGATAAGTATGCTGAGGAACATAACCTTGATTATGAGTTTCATGAAATGAGTAGTCATGACACTAGATCGGTATCTCAGGTTGATATGTTACACATTGATAGTCTTCATACACCAGCACACCTACAACAAGAACTTCGGATGCATGCACCAAAGGTTAGAAAGTATATTGTATTACATGATACAGCTAACTTTAAGGGTTCATCTGGGCTGTTTGTTACTATTGCTAAGTATATTACAGAAATGGAACAACTCTGGAAAGTCCATACACATTATATTCATCGTGTAGGATATACAGTATTGGAACGTGTAAATCGTATTCAACCCGAATGGAAGTAAAATGAAACTTTATGAATACAAAGATCATAATGAATATGTAAATGAACAAACTAGAGCCAATGTTGTAAAGTTACATAAGGTTTGGGTTTCTAAGCAAACTATTATTCTTATCAAATCTTTGGTCAACTATGCATCAAATGTCTTATGTCATGGTACTCGAAATGGCGCTGAACAAAATTATTTTAAAGAAGAGTATCCTGAAGCCAATATAATTGGTACAGAGATAGCATATACGGCAACACAATTTCCAATGACAGTACAACATGACTTTCATGAAGATAGAGAAGAATGGTTTGATAAGTTTGATATTGTTTATAGCAATTCATTTGATCATTCCTATGATCCTACTAAAAGTCTTACGGCCTGGAAAAAACAAATTAATGATTCAGGAAAAATTTTTATTGAACTTATGACAGGCGATGATCAAAAGTCAAAGAGTACAGATCCATTAGAAATATCAGAAAGTGAATTTGCGGCTCTATGTGTTGAAATTGATTTGAAAATAGAAGGTACATATAGAACAATAGGCGGTGAAGGTCGTCATTCTATTCTATATCAATTGTCAAAATGAAAGTCCAAATAATCTATATTGATACCGAGAAGTCAAAAAAACAGGCCCAGACTTCTTTAAAGTCATTTAAGATGTATGGCTGGGATGCAGAGTTATATGAAGGTATTACTCCTTCTACTTTAGATGAAAATGACTTTCCCTATAAAGATCTAAAGGATGGTAGATTAGAAGCCTTTAAATATAATGAGCCACATAAGTATCCCATAAAGAAAAGTTGTCTATTTAATAATTTAAAATTTGCTGAGAGAGTTATAGAAGCAAATGAACCAATGGTGTTTGCAGAACATGACTCTCTTTGCATTAGTAAACCTGAAGAATATTTCTTTACCGATTATTTGTTTTTATCTTTTGAGTATGCCTTTAGTCCCCCCACAGCATTAGCCAAAGAACCCTTTCTAAGTTATAAAACACCCTTTGGTATTGGTATATCCGATTTTCCTGGTGATTACCCGTTGCGTTATTATAGAGATACATTATATAATAATCATATTATGAGTCCGGGTACAGCATGTTATGCTTTATCTCCTACAGGTGCAAGAAAGATATTGGCCGCAGCAGAACGTAATGGTTTGGAACAATCTGATTTTATTTACAATTCATATAATGTTTCAATGCAATATGTTAATCCAAGTCCCGTCAGATATCAAAAAGAAAACCTCAATACATCACATGTGATAATATGAAAACATATGCTATAGTCATAAAAGATTCTGAAGTATCGGAATTTGGATACAATAACCTTTTAACTAGTTCAAAAAAGGTTAAAAACGATTTTGAAGTAAATCGATTTGATGCTATAGTTCCAAAAGACGTTGATAAACTTCTTATGATATATGGATTAAAATGGAACTATCCATGGAGTGGTGAAGTCATAGACATGCAATCCGGTTTGGTTAAAAGAGCATATGTTACCGCAAATCCTAAAGCAAGAATAGCATGTGCTCTTAGTCACTATACATTATGGAAAAAAGCGTCTATGATGGATGAACCTATTTTGATTATGGAACATGATGCATATTTTCAAAATAAAATAGATTTTGATCCTAAAGAATGTAAGGGTAACATAATTGGAATTAATAATCCTTTGGGTTGTACTCGCAGGGCCAATCTTTATTATGAATCAATTTTATCTAAGCAAGATAAATTTCAATTGGTACCATATATTGATGATCAAAAGATACCTCAAGGCCTAGCCGGAAATTCATCATATATAATTAACAGAAAAGGCGCAGAAGATATGTTAAAATTGGTTAACGAATATGGTCTGTGGCCCAATGATGCTTTGATGTGTCGCCAACTAGTGCAGGGGTTATATGTCACTAGAAAATTTTATACTCATATTCAAAATCTAAAGAGCACCACAACGCTATGAAAAACTACGTAATTACAATTATGGATAATCCCAATTCTGTAGAGGTGGCCGAAAGATGTATTTCTTCGGGGCAACGTTTTGGTATGCCCATAGAAAAGTTTGAGGCCATAACTCCTAAATCTGATTTGACGGAATTAATGGCAAAGGAAAAAATAAAAAAGGAAGGTTTTGAAGAGCGCTGGTCACGTATGCCAGAATGTATGTCAGCATTTATGTCACACTATAGTTTGTGGAAAAAATCTGTAGAATTAAATGAAGAGATTACCATATTTGAACATGATGCTGTTATTATGGATCCTATACCATACATAAATGATTATAGAGGTTGTATATCTTTTGGTAGACCTTCTTATGGTAGATATAATAATCCTCCCAGTCTTGGAGTCAATGGTTTAATTTCTAAACCCTACTTTCCGGGAGCTCATGCATATAGAGTCAAACCTAACATAGCACAATTACTTATTGACGAAGCAAAGTATCATGCTCGTCCTACTGATGTATTTTTAAACATAAACACCTTTCCATTTTTAGAAGAATATTATCCATGGCCAGTAGAGGCCCATGATTCCTTTACGACCATACAAAATGAAAATGGAATTCAAGCCAAACATAATTATGTAAAATTAAAAGATAAGTATGAGATCATTTAATGTTGATACCAAAACAAATTGAACACTACCTTGATGTACCAGGGTTTAATAATCCTAAACATTTAGACGCACTAGCAGAAACCGCAAGTAGCATTCAACCCGGATCGAGAGTATTAGAAATAGGCCCCGCGTTTGGTTGTTCTACTTGGGTGTTGATGACAAATCTACAAAAGGGGGTTGAGTTACATACATGTGATACATTTGGTATGAACCACCCAGCTCTTAAACAAAGACATTATAATGGTGTTATGGCAAAGCATGGACACAATTCAGCCATATCATATGCTATGAATCTTTATCTTGAAAAAGATCACAGAACATTGTTTAATCATAATGTCAATCAACATCCAAGGCGTTATGAAGTACTTAAAGAAATTCATGCATATCCCAGCTTGGAATTATTAGCTAAAGATACTAATTGGGATATGGTCTACATTGATGATCTACATTCATATGAAAATGTATCAGCTGAATTAAACTTCTTGAAGGATGTACCACTTCTATGTGGTGATGATTATCATCCCGCACATCCCGGTACCATGCAGGCCATTGATGAGTTTGTTGCTAAAAGAAAATTAAAATTAGTACATCACGAATTTGATACTGGTTCAGGATTTTGGAAGATTGATAATGCATAAAAAATTATTCATAACGGGATGTGATAAGAAAACAAGATGGATGTTACCTTGGTTTGAACAAAACTTTAGGAAACATAATCCCGATGCTTTGTTACATGTATATGATTTTGATAAAGAATTTTTATCCGAAAGTCATTGGTTTAAAAAACCAGCCGCCATGTTGGATGCTACAAGACGTGCTCATAAGGTTTGTTGGCTGGATACAGATTGTCAGGTTAAAGATAATATTGAAAACATATTTGAATATACTTTACCAAATAAATTGTGTATGGTAGAAGATGTTCCGTGGTCTATACGTAGAGGAGAGACTTGGCACAACTCAGGGGTAGTAGCATTTCAAAACAGGCCTATTATATTACGAGAATGGGTTAAGCAGATAAAGAATGTAACTGATACAACCAATCCTATGTTTGGAGATCAAGATGTACTTCATGCCATTCTCAGACAGGAAATGAATAGGTTAATATATATTAGAGATCTTCCAAGAAAATTTAACACACTCAGATTAGATTTGCTTGATAAGTCTGCTCCCGAAAAAATTAGTATCATGCACTGGACTGGTGCAAAAGGTAAAGAATATATTAGAGAAATGATTAATGTCTAGAGTTGCTCATATTATCGGTAATGGTGATAACCATTCTTTATATAAACCCGCTAAGGGCATTAAGATTACTTGTAATCTACCACCACAGGAAATTGCAAACACATATGCAAGCTGCATTGTAGATTTTAAAATGTGCCATGCCCTCACTGAAGGTTCTGTGCAGATTCCTGGAAATTGGGTTATGGGATATAGACCCAAGATTTGGTATGAACAAAACAAGGGTAATTTTAAGATGAGGTTTGGTCATAAGATCAGAGAGTTCTATACCGTATTGCCTGAATATGCGGGTAACTATACAAATCTTAATTGTGGTCATTTCGCCGCGCACTATACAGCAAATAAACTGAGAGCCGACGAAATACATCTATACGGCTTTGATTCTTTGTTTGATATGAATTTAAGAAGTACCACTGATTTTATAATTAATTCAGAT